CCTCCCCGACCGGGTGCTAGAAGTATTCGCACCGGATCGTGGGGCGGCTCAATACCGAGCGCTTTTTGGTGGGCGAGGTTCTGGCAAGTCGCAGTCAGCCGCGATGATGGCGGCATATTGGGGCTTTACGGAACCCTTGCGCATTCTCTGCACCCGTGAGCTACAGGTCAGCATCAAGGACAGTTTCCACCGGGAACTGAAAGACGCCATTGAGCGAACCCCTTGGCTGGCTGCGCACTATGATGTGGGCGTTGATTATCTGCGCGGGAAGAACGGCACCGAGTTTATATTTCGCGGCTTGCGGCACAACACCAGCAGCATCAAATCACTAGCTGGCATTGACCTAACAATCGTGGAGGAAGCCGAGGACGTGCCAGAAGAAAGCTGGCTTGCGCTTGAGGCGACTGTCTTCCGCAAGGCAAAATCAGAACTTTGGGCAATATGGAACCCGCGCAGCGATGGGTCGCCAGTGGACAAGAGGTTCCGAAAGACACCGCCTGCCGATCTGCTAATTGCCAGCATGAACTGGAGCGACAACCCGTTTTTCCCAGATGGACTAGACAGGCTTCGTCGCCGGGAACAGCAGAGGCTAGACGCTGCAACATATGCCCACATCTGGGATGGAGCATTCCTCCAAAACAGTGACGCACAGGTATTTGGCGGCAAATTTGAGGTCGCAGAGTTTGAGCCGCAAGCTGTATGGGACGGCCCATATTTCGGGCTAGACTTCGGCTTTGCCCAAGATCCGACCGCCGCAGTCGAGTGCTACATCTACAACAACTGCCTTTATATCCGGCGAGAGGCCGGAAAGGTGGGGTTGGAACTAGACGACACGCCTGCATTTATTACTGGGCGAATGCCGACGATCTCACTGCATACGGTGAGGGCTGACAGCGCCAGACCCGAAAGCATCAGCTACCTACAGCGCCACGGCATCCCGTCCATTGCCTCGGTCAAAAAATGGCCGGGCAGCATTGAGGATGGTGTAGCCTTTATCAAATCGCTTGACCGTGTTATCATTCACCCCGATTGCCAGGAAACCGCCCGCGAGTTCCGGCTTTATGCGTATAAAACTGACCGCCTGTCTGGGGACATCATGCCGAAGATCGTTGATGCCAATAATCACTACATCGACGCCTTGCGGTATGCACTACAACCCATGATCGGCGGCGCAAGTGGAACAATCTTCGGAGTGCTTTGATGGTATGGCCCTTCACGACCCGCGATAATGAGCGCACCGAAATAAAGCAGCACCCGGCAGGCGCGGCGTTCCTAATCGGCTCCGCAGTGCAATGGACCGGCAGCAACGACAGGCGCAGCTACATCCGCGAGGGCTATCAGCACAACGTCATCGTCTACCGCGCCATCCGAGAAATCGTTGAGGCGTGCAAGGCGATCAGCGTTGAACTGTTCCAAGGGGATGTTCTGATTGAGCAACACCCGGCGCTGGATCTGCTGAACCGCCCCAATCCGTGGCAAGCCTATGACCAATGGTTGTCGGAGATGATGGTCAACCGGCTGCTGTTTGGTGAGACATTTGCTGTAGGCACGCCGGAAGGACAATTTGCAGAGATGTGGCCGCTGAACCCTATCGACATGGAGATTAAGCCGGGGCCGCACGGCCTGCCGCTCGCATATTGCCACAAGCGCGGCAAATCAGAAAAATACTTTGCGGTTGACCAAGTGACCGGGCAAAGCGAAGTCTTCTACCTCAAGACCTACAATCCAGACAACTACTGGCGCGGGCAATCGCCACTCATGGCCGCTGCGCTATCCGCTGACACGCACAATGCCGGATCAACGTGGAACTATTCCTTGCTCAAGAACAGCGCCCGTCCTAGCGGTCTGGTGCGCTTCAAGGGCGGCTATCCCGGTGGCGAGACAATCCAGCGGATGCGCGAGTATTTCAAAAGTGCGCTTGCCGGAGAGCGCAACGCGGGTGAAATCCCGATGCTGGCAGACGATGCGGAGTTTGTGGAACTGTCCAAAAGTCCACGCGACATGGACTTTACCAACACCATGAAGGAAACGGCAAAGTACATTGCCAGCGCCTTCGGGGTTCCGCTGCCGCTTATCGACAATGACGCCAGCACCTTTAACAATCTGGAGCAGGCCAAGGAACGGCTTTACACCGACACGGTTATCCCATTGATGCAGGAATTTATGGGTGCGCTGTCCATGTGGCTCCTGCCGCGCTATGGCGAAGGGCTTCAGTTCCGGCTTGATCTGGACAGCATCTCCGCGCTGGAGGGCAACCGAGAACGGATGTTCAACCGGGCAGTGCTGGCCTTTGAAAAAGGCGTTTTGACCCGCGAGGAAAGCCGCGTCATGATGGGCTTCCCATCAGAGGGTGAAGGCGAATATACCCCGCTTCTGGCACCCATGATGGAGCAAAAGAGCCTTGAGGCAAAACAGACCTTCAAGCCGACCGACCAGATGGTCAGCAACTATCGGCGCGGCTTAGAGATGCACGCAGAGGGGCTGACAGGGGACGGGATAGAGGCCACCACTATCCGCATGGCAACCAAGATTGTCGGCGGTGGCAGCGTGTCAGAGGAATGGGTGCGTAAGGCAAACCGCTGGTGGGGCAGGAACAACCGCTTCCTTGATGAGCCGAAGGACAGCCCGGCTTACGCATCAGCCATGCTCTGGGGCGGCGCTACTGGCCGCGATTGGTACAGGGCGCGGTACAATGAACTGGAGCGCGAGAGCAAAGCAGATGATGTCAGCGATGCAGTCCGAGCGGGCTTGAAAAAGAAGGTCGAAGACCACAACGAAGATGTCGGGGACGTGGCCAGCAAGCGCACTAATCTGCGCACCCTAATCGCCGTATTCAAGCGAGGCGTCGGTGCGTATAATACCAACCCGCAGAGCGTTAGGCCAAACGTCACCAGCGCAGATCAATGGGCTTACGCCCGCGTCAATTCGTATCTTTATGCCTTACGCAATGGCAAATTCCGCAGCGGAAAACACGATACTGACCTGCTGCCGGAAGGACACCCGATGTCTACGCGGAAGAGCGCCGGTGCCGAGTTGCTGCGCAAAATAGCCTATGGCTACTGATCTTGACGAAATGGAAGATGCCACGCGCCCGCTGATTGAGCGGACGTTGAGCAGCATCATGCGTGAAATAGTTGACCGGTATGAAGCCGACGACATTGCAGCGCTCCCACCAGATGGCCGCGAGCGTGTCTTGGACATGCTGCGCAAGACTTACGAAACATCCATGCGGATGGCCGGTCAGCCGATGATTGAGGGCATGAAAGATTGTTTCCCGCACCTGCAAACCAAGCAGGAGGAAGACGATCTGTTCCAGCAGTTCATCGAAGAATATATTGAGAGGTTCGGCGCTCAGAAGGTGCAGCAAATTCTGGAAACGACCCGCCGTCAAATCATGGAAGTCATCCGCGAAGGACAGCGGGAGGGGCTGGGTGTCGAGGAAATTGCTAAGGCTTTGCGCCAGGCCGTCCCAGAGTTTAGCCGCTATCGGTCCCGCGTCATTGCTCGCACCGAAACGCATGGCTCCAGCCAATACGGCCAGATTCGCACTGCGATGCAGTCAACCCGCCCGCTGGTCAAGATGTGGAACAGCGTAGAGGATACCCGCACCCGCACCATTGCCGAGGACGATGATTATGACCACCGCGTGATTGATGGGCAGACCGTGGCAATGGAGCAGCCGTTCATGGTGCCGACTATCTTTGGCACGCGCGAGCCGATCATGTATCCTGGCGATCCGGCTGGCACTGCTGGCAACGTCATCAACTGCCGTTGCAGCGTTACATTTCGCCGGGCTGATCGCTGATCTTTCCAACTTTGCAAATCGGTGCTATACTTTGCGGAAACTTTGCAAAGTGAGGCATCATGCCAGAGCCAAGATTAGGCGAAGACAGGACTGAATGGCTTGACCGCTGCATGGGTGATGCCGAGGCGGTCGCTGACTTTCCTGATGCAGATCAGCGCTTTGCCGTTTGCATATCTAAATGGGACCAGAGATCGGAGCAGCCCGTGGAACAGAAAAGCCTGACAGTTGATGTCAAAGCCATTGGCGAAGAAGGCCAGATTGAAGGCTACGGCGCAGTTTTCGGAAACGTGGACAGCTACGGTGACGTGATTGAGCCGGGCGCATTTCGTGAAACGCTGGGGATGCGCAAGCCCAAAATGCTCTATCAGCACCGCATGGAAGAGCCGATTGGCGTCTGGGACGAATACAAAGAAGACGCACGCGGCCTCTATATGAAAGGCCGCATCGCAGTGAAGTCCACCAAGGGCCGTGACGCTTATGAATTGGTCAAGGCCGGGGCAATTGACGGGCTGTCCATTGGCTACGTCACCAAAGATTACGACATGGACGGCAACAATCGCCGCCTGAAAAGCGTGGATCTTTACGAAACTTCACTGGTGACTATGCCAGCCAACACGGCGGCGCTGGTCACAAATGTCAAAAATGCTGATGTGCGGGACATTGAAACCGCTTTCCGGCACATGGGTTTCACCCGCACCGAGGCCAAGGCAATGGCAGGCGCGGCGTGGAAACGGCGTGGGGATGTTCTGCGTGAGGCAGACGCCACCATCCCAGAGGACGATCAGCGCGAGGTTGACGAACTCAAAGCCCTCTTGAACGAAACCCTGCAAACCATAGGAGGACAGAATGTCTGACTTTGCAGAAATCAAAGGGCTGGTTGAGAAAATCAACCCGACCCTTGTCGAACTCCGCAAGGAAGTCGATGAAATGAAGGCCAGCGCCCCTGCGGACGTTGTGACCGAAGAAAAGCATCAGCGCATGGCTGACGACATTACTGCCAAGATGGCGGAGATGCAAGCCAAGCAAGCGAAGCTGGAAGCTGCAATGTCCCGCCCCGGTGGCGAAGGCAAGGCAGATGATGCCGAAGTCGAAGCCAAGCACCGTGACGCGCTGCGCGAATACATGGCCTATGGCACCCTGCCTGCTGGCTTCAAGGCCGGTTCGGAAGGCGTGGAAATCAAAGCCATGTCCACTGACGTCAACCCAGACGGCGGCTATCTGGTTCGCCCAGAACTGTCGCAGACCATCGTTTCGCGTATCTTCGAAACGTCTCCGCTGCGTCAGCTTGCCAACGTCGAGCGCACCTCGGCAAAATCCATCGACATTCTGATCGACGACAACGAGGCAGCAGCACGCTGGGTTGGTGAAGGCGCATCGGGTGGCGAGACGGACACGCCGGAACTGGGCCAGAAGGTGATTGCTGCGCACAAGATTGAAGCCGATCCGCGCATGACTACCGAGATGATCGAAGATGCTTATTTGGATGTGGAAGCATGGCTGTCGGGCAAAGTGGCCGACAAGTTTGCTCGCACCCAGAACAGCGCATTCGTCAACGGCACTGGCGTCAACCAGCCTCGCGGCTTCCTGACCTATCCGGCACAGGCAGTCAGCGGCACCTATGAGCGTGGCAAAATCAATCAGGTAAACATGGGCACAGCGGATGCGCTGAACGCTGATGGCTTGATTGCAGTGCAGAACGCTTTGAAGGAAGGCTATCAACCCGGCGCAGCTTGGGGCATGAAGCGCACCACTTTCGGGGCGGCTCTCCAACTCAAGGGCGCTGATAACTACTTCTTCAGCCCGGTCCTGCTGGCCAACGGTCAGGCAACGATGCAGTTGCTCGGCAAGCCGGTCATCTTCATGGATGACATGCCTGCTGTTGCTGCAAACGCCCTGTCGGTTGTGTATGCTGATTTCTCGGTGGCTTACACAATCTGTGACCGCGTCGGCCTGCAAGTCCTGCGTGACCCATACACCAACAAAGGCTTCGTGACCTACTACACGACGCAGCGTGTTGGCGGTGACGTGACAAACTTCGATGGCATCGCCATCGGCAAAGTCGCAGCATAAGGAGGCTATGAACAATGGCTGTTTTTGACACCCGCAACAATGCTGAGTACGGGATGGGCCTTTCGGCCACCCTATCCGGCGCAACGCCTGCGGCTGGTGATTGGATCGACATGCAAGGCTGGCAATCGCTGACCTTTACAGTCGGGACAGGCACCGTCACTGACGCAGGCACCGCATCCGGCTTCGCCTTCGAGGTTCAGGAAAGTGACACTACCGCAGCCGCAGATGCGACTGCCGTGGCAGACGCTGATCTGATCGGCACCGAGGCAGCGCTCACCGTGACCGCAGATGGCGACGACGACAAAATGATCGGCTCCATCGGCTATCGCGGCAGCAAGCGGTATGTTCGCCTTGTCGCAACTGGCACCACTGGCACCAACGCCGTGGTCAATTGCCATGCGATTAAGATGAAGGGCGGCAACATGGGTTCTGCGTCCATCGACGCTGGCACTGCTGCCACCTAAGATTAACTGCGGGGCGGCTCCGGTCGCCCCGTTGCTTCAATGATTAGGGGAACGGCATGTCATCAAATATTCCTTGGGACAGCATCCCTGAAGCCAGCGAAGACAACAAACGCGGAGCCGACTTGCTAATCCGTCTTGATGATGGTCAGGAACGGCGCACAGGCTATGACGGCGGATGGATATTTTACCAAGACGCTACGCATATAATTTCAAACAAGCAGTCAATTAGTGCAGGCACCCCAACAATTTTGACGATTGACGGCGCAGGATCAGAATCAAATGACACATTCCGGCGAGGATTGAATACGGACGTTTGGTCTTTAAACACCATTCGACCAGCAGCGTTGGGCGAGGTTTATGTAGTTTCAATTGCGTTCGACGTAACTAAATCTAGTTCAAACCAAATTTTTTTAGATATAACCGGACAAATCGGTCCCGGCTACACTGAGGTCGTTTCGCTTGAGCGCAAGCCGCTGACAAAAGGATCAGGAATTACTGATTACATCATATTTAACAAAGTGATATTTATTCGAGACGGATATACGACAGATGGTCTGCAATTCTTTTTGACCTTTGATGAGAGCGTTGAGGTATGGGATAAAACCATATCAATACAAAGGACGCACAGCCCATGACGCAGATCAAAATGGTTCGGACATTGCCAGTGGCACCTGACGGCATCACAGTGCAGACGTGGGTCGAGGGCAGCACGCATCAAGTCAGCGACGACCTTCTGCGCATCTTGATAGATGCAGGCGCGTGCGAGATTGTCACTAAGGCTGTCCCGGCAGCACCGGAAAACAAAGCAAAGCGGCCCCGCCGGAAAGGAAAAGGCTGATGCGGTTTAACCGGAAATCCGTCTACGTCACGGCCAGCACCGACAGCCCGGCCATAAGTACGGCTGACATGAAAACCTTTTTACGGGTGGACACAGACGCAGACGATGCAGTCATTGCCTCATATGTTGCGACCGCGACCGAGGCAGTAAAGCAGTATCTGCGGCTTGCGGTACTGACTGAAACCTTTGTCCTGAAAGCTGATGGCTTCACTGTGGCGGGCGCAGACGAGCGCCTGCTGTCGCTGGGGCCTGGCGTACACACCGCCAGCGTGCCTTACGTTCTGGGCGGCGGTGAGACGCTGGACATTCCGTTCCCGCCGCTGCAAAGCGTCACAAGCGTTGTGACGTTTGATCGGGGCAACAACTCCAGCACCTACAGCAACACCAAATATCAAGTTGATCTGCAAAGCGGGCGCATATACCTCAATGAAGGCGAGGTCTGGCCGTCTGATCTGCGGGCGCAAGACGCGGTGCAAGTAACATACGTTGCAGGATATGGCAGCGGCTCCATCCCTGACCCAATCCTGCAAGCAATCCGCAGCTATGTTGAGCAGCTTTATGACGGGTGCGAGGGCATGACCGCAGAAATTAAGCGGCTGCTGGCACCGTATCGCCGGGCTGACGAATTAGCATGGTAAGCTGCTGCTCCAAATATAATGCGCGGCAGCTACGCAGTCGCATTACCATCCAAAGCAAGACGCAGGTCGCGGATGGCATGGGCGGCTACACCGAGACGTGGAGCGCTGGAGACGCCGTGTGGGCCATGTGGAAGCCCATGAGCGGCAACGAGCGGGTGCAGGCCATGCGGATACAGCCAAGCCTGTCCGTGCGTGCTGTAATCCGCTTCCGGGGCAACGCAGAGGGTGCGCCCTATTACAGCGCGGCTGACCGGGTAGTTTACCGGGGCAGGACGTACAACATCACGGCTATTGTTGATGTGGAAGACGCAGGCGAGTGGCTGGAATTATCGCTAACCGAGGGTGAGCCGTCGTGAGCCGGGTAGAGATAAGAATTGATGGGGTGGACGACTTGCTTGCAGATCTGCGAAAGTTGGGCGATTTGAGCGATGAACTGTTGGTTGACACCATCAATGACGTGGCGATGGATACTCAGAACGAAGCAGTGCGAGGCATACAGCGAGGCCCGGCCAATGGGCGGACTTATAAGCGTGGGACAGTGACGCATACTGCGTCAGCGCCGGGGCAATTTCCGATGAGCGACACGGGTCGGTTGGCAAGCAATGTCGAAAGCATTCTTGCGACACCGGCAAACATTCGGGCCAAAGTCGGCACAAATATTATTTATGGCGCATATCTTGAGTTTGGCACTTCCAAGATGGCCGCACGCCCGTGGCTTCAGCGCAGTTTTCGCCAAGCGGCAGAAGGCGTTGCAAAAGAACTCAAGGCCAAGCTGGAGGCGCGGATATGAGTTTTGAGACAGCAGCCCAAGAGATTGTTTTTGACGCACTGAGCGGCCAGATCACAGCGGGCGTCTATGACGACGTGCCTTATCTGCCGGAAGGTATGCCTCGCCAGAATTTCCCCTATGTCGTGATCGGTGACGACACCACAACGGCGTGGGACACAGACGACACCCTCGGCAAAGAGATAACAATCACCGTTCACATTTGGAGCAGGACCAGCGGTTTTAAACAGACCAAATCCATCATGGGCGAGGTCTATGACATTCTAAATCGCGGCGCTCTATCCAAGACAGGCTATAATGTGGTAGATTGCCTATGCGAGTTTTCGCAGGCGATGCGTGACCCAGATGGGGAAACCCGGCACGGTGTCATGCGGTTCCGGCTAACGATCCAGAAGGAGAACTAAAAATGGCTGGCTTTAACGGTCGATCACTGACCATTGATTGGAACTCGACCACGCTGGTCGGTGTTCGCACCCGTGGCATGACCAACACCAATGAAATGGTGGACGTGACCACTGACGATGACAGCGGCTGGCGCACCCTGCTTGCTACACCCGGCGTCAAAGCGGTGGAAGTCACTGTTGGCGGCATTTCATCAGATGAGGTTCTGCTTGCTGAATTTTACAACGCAAGCACAACTGGCGAGACGTTGCAGATTGACTTGCCTTCTTCGCTGGCCTCGCCCGGCAACGTCAGCGGCACATATCATCTGTCGTCGTTTGAACTGACCGGAGAGCATGATGGTGCTGTTGAGTTTTCGGCTACGTTCCAGTCCAGCGGCACGGTCACTTACACTGCATCCTCGGCGTAAGGTGATTTATGCGAAAGCTAAAGGCGTCACTCGGAGGCCATGAACTTGAACTTGCTGCCACGTTCGGCGCAGCGTCTGATCTGTCTGAGCAGGTAGGAGATCCACTTGCCATTGCCCGCGAGGCGCAGATTGAGGCCATGCTGTCGGGCGTGGGGCAGGTATATCACCCGAAATGGCAATTCACGGTCAAGAACGTGCCGACGATCCTCTATATCGGCATTAAAGCGACTGGCCGCGATATGACGCTGGAAAAGGTGCAGGAAATGGTCGTTGAAAATGGCTTTCTTGAGGCCAAGACCATTGCCTTGGACTATATCGCCATGATTGTGACGCCGAAGTCGCAGGAACTGGATGGCGAGGACAGTGGTGCATCGTCGGGGGAGTGACATGGGCCGCTTTCGAGCGCAATGCGTATCAAGCGGCCCGGTCATGGGGCATGCAGCCAAGTGAGTTTTGGGCTTTGCCCGTTTGTGATTGGTGGGTCGAACTGGATGGCAAGATTGCCGAAAACAAAAGGATCGAAGATCTAACGAAGGGCGGTTCCACGCGGAGCGGCTTTTCGCAGGCTGAATGGGCCGATGCAAGGGCCAGACATAAGGCAAAGATGAATGACGGAACTCGCAGCCCTTAACGTAAAAATCAACGGCGACAGCGCCGACCTTCAGTCTGATTTGGCAAAGGCCAGCAAGCAGCTTTCTAGCTTTGATGCGCAGGCAAACAAGGCCAACAAAGGCACAAAGGGGTTTAGTGGCAGTATGGGCCGCCTTGGTAGGGTTTCCCGCCAAACGCGGGCGTCAATTACCAACACATCTTATCAGCTTCAGGATATTGCGGTCCAGTTATCAATGGGCACGCGGGCCAGCACTGTGTTCGCGCAGCAGTTGCCGCAGCTTGCCAGCGCTTTCGGCCCAATAGGTGCTGTCGTTGGTGTATTGGCTGCTGTTGGCATTCCGGCATTGGCCTTTGCTTTTTCAGCGATGGGTGGCGAAACGCTCACATTAGAAGACAAAGTTGAAAAACTGAAAGATGCGTTAGACGCATATTCCGAAGCATCAGAAAAAGCTACGATGACCACTTCGGAACTGAAAGAAAAATTTGGCGAAGGTGCTGCCGGATTAAAAACCACTTACGAACTGCTTCAACAGATTGCCGACGAAAAGGCTCAAGAGGCAATTGATGGCGTTGCTCAGTCTTTGGCAGACCTTTTTGGTGTGGCGGGCGCTGGTGAAAGACGCGCCGCCGTGGCTGATTTCTTTGATGTGAATATTGCGTTTGCTTTCAGCAGGGGAGCAAAGGCAGCAGCGAAAGAGGCGCAAAAATTAACAGGCCAATTTAAAAATGCTCAAGCAGCTTTGCAGGCATCTGAGGGTGACTTAGAAGGGCAAGCAGAGGCCACATTGCGGTTGCTAAATATCACAAGGCAACTTGCTAGTAAAAATGGAGAGATAACCAAGGAAGAGCGAGATTTAATTGAATTGCTCGCCAATCGGCTTGCAACCATGCAAGAACATTTGATCACACAGCGGCAAGTAAACAGCGAGTTAAACAGCGGCAGCTCAGCAGTCGATGACACCAAATCCACAATGGAGGACTTGGTTGGACAGGCGGCTGCATTCGCTAAGTCATTGACCGAAATTACTGGCTCACAAGAAATTGCTAGAAAACGCGCAGAACAATATTTAAGGGCTGTTACTCAACTGGAAGTCAAAATTGGTGAGGCGGCTGTTGATGCTTTGATTTTGGGCGGCGTTGATATTGTCGCGGGCGTTGATGCCGCTGCCCTAGCAGCAGCAAAACTTGCTGCAAACCTCAACATATCTTTGGCAGAAGCACTTAAATTGCAGGCTTTAGGCCAAGACCCTTTAGACCCATTTGGCGGCGCTGGGAGATTTATTCCATCTGATCGGGGATACCCAGATGAGCCGGATGTTGGTGGTGGTGGTGGTGGCGGTGCCGACCCGTTGATTTCTGAACTTGAAAGCGTTCAGAATGCCCTAATGACGCAAGAGGAAAAGCAGATTGAGTCATTCCAGCGGCAGCAAGCAACATTGCAGCAGGCGCTAGAGCAGCGGCTTTTGACCCAGCAAGAATACAATGCGCTGATGGAGCAGGCAGAGTTCCAACACGCAAACGCAATGGCCCAAATTAAGCAAAAAGAAACGCAGATGGTGACATCGGCACAAACTGCTATGTATTCAGAATTAGGCAATTTGCTGGGCATGTTTGCCACCAAGTCCAAAGCCGCCGCAATTGCACAAATCGCTATAAACAAAGCGCTGTCGATTGCTTCGATCATTCAAAATACGGCAATGGCTCAAGTCCGTGCTTTGGCAGAATTGGGGCCAATACTTGGCCCGCCTGCTGCTGCAAAAATTGCTGCGTTTGGTAAAATTCAGGCAGGTTTAGTTGCAGCAACTGGTTTCGCGCAAGCGGCTGGCGCAGGCGGTAGCGGTGGTGGCGCATCAGCAGCCGGGGCAGTTGCATCAGCCGCCGCAGCGCCTTCCGCAGCCCCG